ACCGTGCAGCGGGCGCACACCTTGGCCTGGAAAGCGTAGCTATCAAGCTGCTGGGTGTACTGGCCCTTTTTGCCGGGCACCGGCACCTGCCGGATGCAGGAGTTGCGGATGCGGGCGTATTCATCAGCGGAGATGCAGCAGATTTCCCACAACATGGGCTTGCCATCCTCCCCCTTGAAACGGGGGGAGGCGGCAAACTTGTAGTTTTCGATCTGCTCAACATTGGCGTGCATAAATGCGGACAGGTTACTCATGGATGATTTCCTCCTTTAGTTGGCCGCCCTTACATATAGGACGGGTTGGTGTGCTTTTCGGGGCGGGTGAAGCTGTCGCAGTAGCCCTCAAGGGCCTGCTCCACAAAGTCACCCTCTGCGTTGAACATGGACAGCAGCACATCACCATCCAGCACGCAGTTG